GCTTGTCTGAACGCATTTGTAGTAAAGCAATAATGGCACGGTTAGGGTCCATACCAGACATAATTCCGTAACGTACATCTACGTTGTACTCACCCTTGATGTCACGAGATGGTGTGTACTTGAGAACGTAAGGTGTTCCGTCATCTGTTCCCTTGATGGTCTTTGGAATACCACCAAAGACTTTCTCGTCTGCTTCAAAGCATACTGAGATAAGTTCTTGGAACATACGAGCAAACTGTGCCTGTGCTGCCTTGATCTGTGTATCAAAGCCTGCTTGTAGCGCTTGTACACCGCGACCTGTAACAACTGATGCGTCAATGTTACCTGAACGAGATTCAGGATAACGAGCACCAAGGCGTAGTTCACGCTCTAGTACACCAGATTCTGCAAAGATGCCAGGTGGTAGGTCTAATGCAACACGGCGAATGCCTTGTGGATTGGCAGAGCGCATAATGGAATCTGGACCAAGTGCAAGTTCTTGCACATCTTGTGGAATAGCAATAGGTGCTTGGATAGATTTTTCTGCTGCTTGAATCTGCAAGATTGCAAAACGAGCACGGGCAAGTTGCACTGATAGCACATCGTCAAACTGTCCACGTGCTTCACCATCTAGGGATGCACGCATAATGACAGATGCCATTGGTTTACCTAAGATGTTAGGTGTGCGTGATAGGACTAAGTTCTTTCGCTCTGGTAAGTAGAGCAGGTCTTGTTCTTTGTCGTGATACTTGACCATTGAGATATAAGGAGAAGAAAGGCCATACTGGTTTCGACCTAAGATTAAATCGTAGAACTCTGGGTACTGCGCCCCTAGCGTCTCTGCATCGGTAACGATGACCTGAGTAACAGATAAGACGCGACCATAACGATCTAACTCTGGGTAGGTACCAAATGGGTTGAGCATACGGATACGAGGATTGTTGTCATCGTAATCCATCTCAACCATACCAATACCAAGACCATAGGTGTTATACCAGTCTGCTGCTGTGTACATCTGCAGTTGTAGGTCAGAGTTTGTTACATAAAAGTTTGCAATACGAGTTCTAGTATCTGCTGCTTTGCGTGCTGCATCTGAAACCATATTAGTTGCTGAGCAATTAAGAGATGGCAGTGGTGCCATTGCTTCGGCTAAGTCACGTGCTGCTACGTCAATGAAGTTTGCAACCAGAGGCTTTGGGTATTCCTCTGAAAACATTGCTGGGTATACCTTAGAGATATCACCCTGACGCACCGAGAGCACATCACGCATACGTTGATCTCGCGCTGATGAGCGCGTACGTAAGCGTGCTAGCTTAGCGTCTACTTCTTTGACTGATAACAATGTGGGTCCTTACCTAATTCCGTTGTAATCTATAGTTCTACCATTGTATGTAAGTTTAACTTTTTTAGGATCTCCACCAACTGCTTTAGTAGCCTTAACTGCTTTTGCATATTGTTGTTCCAAAATAGCATCTGTTCGTGAGCTTTTCTTGATTGGTTCAGTTGTTCTTTTATTGATTGGTTCAGTTGTTCTTTTAACAGACTTTAGTGGTTTTGCTTGTTTTGTTGGTTTGTAAACAGCAGCCTTTTTGCTATCAGGAATGGCTTTTCTTAATGCTTGTGAGTATGCTCGCTTTTGTTCAAGTGGCAATTTGTCCATCATTTTTTGCACGCTTCCAGGCTTAGCGTTTTTAGCAACAGACTTAACATCCTTAACCATTGCTTTTTCTGCAGTGGTTAATTTTTTTGCAGCACCTGTACCACGTGCAGCAGCAATACCTGCTTTTGCAATTTGAGCACCTTTAAGAAACTTACCAGGTCCTACAACCATTGCAGTATTGATAGCAGCATCTTTAACAAGTTTTTTTACACTTGCTTTAGGTTTTGCGTCAGTTGCTTTTTTAATTGCTTTTGCTGACTGTCCTGACTGAGCCATATTAAATCCTTACTTAGTTAATTAACCGTCGTAGCGTTCTGGGTTCTTTAGGTAACGAGCCTTTTGTGCAGGTGTCATCTTGGATGGAGAAATTTTATTTGGCATTACTAGCACCTTCTTTTTAACAGGTGCCTTTGGCTTAGTTGTTGCCTTGACTACAGGCTTCTTCGTTTGTGCCATTACTTCTTGCCTGTCTTCTTCATATTCTGCTTAGCATTGCCACCAAATGAAGCCTTTGGCTTAGCAGTTGCCTTCTTAATTGTTGCTTTTGGTGTCTGCTTCTTTGGTGCTCCACCACCGACTGCAGCATTTATACGATCCTTTGCTGCCTTCTTATCAGTGCGACGCTCAATAAAACTAGCGCGAGCAGCAGTACGTGCTGTGTCATTTGTACGACGATTTTGAATAATTTTTCCAGCACGTTGTTCTTCTTGGTATGTTAAATTTTTACCAGTTGCTGTCTTAGCAATTTTATTTGCAAGTGAACGTGAGTCTCCACCGTAGTTCTTAGCCTCAAATGCTTTAGTACGAGCCTTTATTGCCTTATCTGCTGTTGATCCGTTAGCCATTGTTATCTCCTTGTATTAGATGAACGTGCGGTCTTTCTCTGCGAGCAGTTCATCTATGTTGATAACTGTTCGTTTGCCTACTTCTTGTCGAGATAGGAAAGGGTTTTTCATATGGTGGGTCTTGTGTAGTCCTTGGTTGAGCATCTCACGTGCTCTAATCTCACAGAACCACAGAGCCATCACCATATCGGTCTTGCCTTTAGTGGTAGGTGACCACGTAATCAATTGCTCGATGAGCGCCTTAATGTTTTCAGTTTGATCTGAAGGTAAGTGAATAAGGTTATCGCGGTGGTGCTTGCCATCGAATTGCTTGGTGCCAAACAAAGTTGACATTGATGCAACTCCAAAGCCTGAGTCCCACTTGTTGGTTCCAGTATGGTGTTCCCGCAGTAGCACTCCTCGGCTAGCCAAGTTTGCACGGATACCTTCATCCTGAGTTAAGAAAGATTGAAATGCGTTCTTCTCTACAATCCACTCACTAGGTGAGTAGAGGGTAGTCCAGTCAAAGATTAGCTGACGGATTGCAGCAGGCGTTGGCCTAGTAATTTTAATAGCATCAACGATATAGCGTTTATGTGTAGCCCTATCAACAGCGTAACAAACGACGGCTGTATCACCAACCATAGCGGGATCAAGACCACAAATAAAAGAAAAGCCGTTGACATCACGCGGATGGCCTGGGTTACCAGGAACCAAACGACCTGCTTTACGCATACCATCTATAGAGCCTCGCACACATACTGGGTCAAAGATGGCATCATCGGAGATATCTTGTTGTTGATAGACCAAAGCCCAGGTGCTTGCATCCATAGCTTGGCGTTCGTTGTAAAGGTTGCGACCATTCCATCTAGGATAGAGGCCGTCTTCATCTTTATCAGATTCCATCTGACCATCGAAGGGGGCATCACTAGCAGGCCAAAGGGTTTCCCACTTGTCGGGGTCATTGTCTGTAGAAAGCAGAGCCGGCATTGCAAGGTAAGTCCAAGGGACAAGGCCGCCAGGGTAGCGATCTTCGGAGCGTAGCTCCTTGTATAAATCTACTGCAGATACTCGCGTACCAATAATAATCAATTTACCAGTAGGGTTCAAACGAGAGCGCACATCTTGGGTAAGCCATCTAATCTGCTTCTCAAACTCATTGGCGTTCTTCAAAGTTACTGCGTCATCTACGATAATCATATCTGCACGCTTACCGTAGATCTGACCACCGATACCAACGGCCTCGATGTTCGGGTCCTTTTCAGATGACTCACGAAGCTCATCACCAAAGGTAACACGGGTAGCCTGCCACGAAGCGGACTTAGAGTTAAACCCTACGCCAGCAGCGTAAGCCTGTTGGAGTGCTTCATAATTTGGATGAGTCAGGCGTTGCTTGATGGCGTAGAGAAAGTCTGCAGCTAACTGCTGCGTTTGAGATACGATGAGTACTCTAAAGTTAGGGTTCTGACAAACCTGCCAAGTGACGTAATCAATGGTCACGGTCATAGACTTGGCGTGGTTGGGCGGAATGTTAAGAAGGATTCTGTTATTAGCCAGACCCTTTTCGTACTTCATACTAGGATGTAGCCAGCCAGGTTCTCGGCCTTCTATTACATCAATCAGATTCTGCTGGTGTGGGAAAGTGCGGGAGTGTAGGTACTTTTGGCGAAAGTCTGGAAAGCTCAGGTCGTGTACGTCGGAGGCTGCAAAGGACTTATCCTTTAGACCAAGGCGTGTTCGGTCAACCTTGTCTGTAAAGATCTTGTCGGTACGTCGGTAGTACTCATAAGTCTTAATAGATTTGCCGGCGGAGGCACAAGCTGCCTCAATGGTCATACCCTCTGCTACAGCACCAAGGATGATTCTCTTGGCGATATCAGCACTATTGTCAGCCACGTGATCTCCTAAAATTTATGGGGGACGGGCCGGAATCGGATTACATCTTTACTAGTCTCGGTAGATTTTTAATAGAGCTATCCCCACTAAAATACTGGAGCAGTTCGGGCTTAGCGCCCGAGGGAGCTACAGCGAACTGAGGGGTAAGTTAGTACTCGGCCTAGGGGCCTCGCTAGAGGCCAACCGTTGACTGCTCAGGGCTTTTCCTATTAAAACCCCTTACTATATATAAGGCAGGAAATTTAAGTGATTTCCCGTTTTACAGATGTGACTTGTATCACACATACTATAACCGCAGGTCAGAGCTATATTATGGGATCTCACTTTAGGAAATATATTTTGTTGGGGAGTACAGGGACCACCGCGCCACAATTCAACAAGGGGGGGTACCCGTTACGGCCTAACCCTAACCGTATGGCTAAGGGTTAGACAGTTGCGGGCTAGATGTCTAACCGTTCTAGAAAGAAAGGCTGGGCTGACTCTACTTCGGGCAGGCCTATACCCCATAGCGATTATTATTTAATAACCATTTACCTTTACATTAAACCCATCAAGGAAGAGTAGATAGGTTAGACAACCAACCAAGGAGGCCCAACCAATGAACCCAACCACCCACCCGCTAGCGTGGCGCTTGTCCCCTGACTCAACCAGCGCCCTTCTCTTTTGGTGTGTTCTTTTTGCCCAAGCCAACCCCAACACCATCACGCCGCAGACCCTTGCAAAGATGGCCCAAGGTGACCAGTACGAACGCAAAGCCCGCGCCCTGCTCCTGCTCTGTGGACTGGGCAGAAGCTGAATCTCACTGATCAGTTTTTCCAGGATTTCCGCCACGAGCTAAATCTGCGCCCTTTCCCCCGTATGGGGGAGCCTCACCCAGTTTTTCTGATACTCTAATCCTGTGGGCAACCGCTCACCTGTTGAAAGGGTTAAGCAGATGTTTGAAATCGGCGACAAAGTAAAAGCAAAAGCAGTTAACGATGAAGCATTCATCGGAACAGTAATTGCACTAGATAAGTTTGGATTTGCTTATGTAAGTTTTAATGGAATCAGTGAAGCACGAATCCTAATCTCAGAACTAGAAAAGAAAACAGACAAAGAAGAAAACCCTCTTTGGGAGGTTCTTTATCATCATCAAGAACACTTCACAGAAACCGCAGGAGTAGATGGACAAGAAAAAGAAAATGAAATGCACCAGTTGTTCATTGACATCATCCGCGAAGCAATAGACAAAGCAGAAAAGGAATCCAACTAATGAACACAATCGAACAAGCAAAGAACAAAGCAAGCGAGTTAGTTTCGCTCTACCCAAATGCAAAAACAGTCCAAGATTTAATCAACGCCGCAAAATCAGATGGACACTTCAAGAATGAAACCGAAATGCTCGCAATATGGGGCCGAGTTTGCCGACTACTCCCGCAGAAATAAGACCGAAACGCCCTCGGGCGTCGTGGCGTAATTCGTCACCTGATGAGGTCATCAGATATCGAAAGGGTTAGAAATGACAACAGCAACAATGACAAAGAAAGAACAGAAAGCGCAAGAAGTGCAAGAAGCCAAGGAACAACTGCTGAAATACTTTGTGAAGGAAGGGGACACCGTTTACACAGTTTTGAGGAGTGTCTCCTCTAGCGGTATGAGTCGCACGATGTCCCTAAAGGTGGTCAATCAGGGCCGAATCTCTGACCTGACTTACTGGGCTTCGAAGGTTTTGGACTGGCCTTTAGTAGAGGTCAATGGTTCCCGCGCCCTTCGTGTCGGTGGTGCTGGAATGGATATGGGATTTCATACGGTCTACACCTTGGCCCGTGTCCTCTTTCGTGATAAGTACGAAGGACAACCCAACGCCGTAGACGCTGGCTATTCTCTTTCTCAGGCGTGGCTCTAATGCGTAACCTCACCCCTCGCGGGTGGCTGGTGCTGGTGGCCTTTGGTTTGTTCGCCCTTTGGGGCTTGTGGTTGGTGTCGGCTCGTCTTTGGTGGGTAGGGGTGGGAGAGGTCGAGGCTGATCTGTTTGGCTGGTGCTGGGGAACGATGGCCGAATGTGTAAAGCTTTAGAAGCGGTCTGCTGCTCACCAGGAAAACCGGTGGGCGGTGGTCTGTTGCTAAATGGTGGCAGAGGATGAGAGCGAGAGAGAGGGCGAACGATGAACAAATGCAAAGGGTGTGGAATGTCAATGTGGTTAGAGGGCAAAATAGATGACGACATCCCACTATGTCACGCCTGTTACCAGGATAATGAGCTACGCATTAAATACACAGAGGGGGCGAGTAAATGAGCTACGAACCACCACTAAACGACCCAGTATTTGAAGAGGATGAGGCCGAGGAACTCGGCCCTGAGTTCGACACACTAGAAGAAATGGAAGGGGAAAACTAATGAACGAAGAATACCTAGCGGCTAAGGCAAACCTATGCCTTAACCAAGCTCAAGAAGATCTAAAGGAGAAGGAGATAGCCAAGGCTATCAAGAACTTAGAGAGGGCTAACTCTGCGTTATCGCGTATCTTTAATATGGAGGAGGGAGAAAATGAGTAATGTAATATCGTTTCACCCAAAGAAGTCTCCACTTATCCTGCTCTATGAGGTAGTGGATGAGAAAGGGAACGCTGAATGGGGTGGCAACAACGCTGAACACTGTATGCAGTGGCTCAGCCTTGCACCTACCGGCTCTCGTGTGCTGGTATCAGGGTGGGAGAGCGACGAAGAGGACGCTCATCTTGTAGGTCAGAGCTTAGATATCACTGACATTATCAAGGCGGCCAGCCTATGAGCTTAGTATTAGGTCTAATAATAGTGATGCTGGTAGCCTATGTGCTTATAGTGTGGGAGGATAATCTTAATGAGTGAAGAGATAAAGAAGAGGGTGGCAACTGCCAAGCGAAAGAATGTAAGAGATAGAAACTACAGACGAGCCAGGGATAGAGCGTTAGCTCGCCTTGCTCATCTATACCCTGATACCTATAAGCAATTGCTCGAAATGGAGAAGAAACAAGATGAGTTACAAGGCAAAACTTGGATTGATATTGACGGCACTACTGTTCTTAGCGTGGGCGTTCACACACGAGCCACAGGTGCAGACGACCTTGCATATTCCAGTAATGCAGGCGAGAACCAAGGCAACAATGGAGGAGAAGCGTGAGAACAAGGCACTTATCATTAGTTACCTCAACGCACTCGGTTACAACGACAGTCAGGTCAAATGCGCTATCACCCTTTGGACCCGTGAGAGCCGGCTTGACCACTTGGCAGACAACAAACGATCCAGTGCTTACGGAATTGCTCAGCTCCTTAGAGAGAGAAGTAGCGACCCTAGTATCCAAATCCTGCACGGTATTAGATACGTTGAACACCGTTACTCAGGAAGTTTCTGCCGCGCTCTCCAGCATAGCAACAGACGAGGCTGGTACTGATGAGTGAGATGACGGGCGTATCTTTATTCGCAGGTGTCGGAGGCTTCGACCTTGCTATGCAACGACAAGGCGTAAGAGTTGTAGCCTCTGTTGAGATAGATAAGAAGTGCAATGAGGTACTGGCTCAGCACTTCCCTGAAGCAACACAATTTAACGATGTAACTACGGTGAAAGGAAGTGATTTAATTGGAGTCGGATTTAATCCAAGCAGAGGTATTATTGCAGGAGGATTTCCCTGCCAAGACGTCAGCGTTGCTGGCAAAAGAGCTGGTCTTGCTGGCGCACGAAGCGGGTTATTCTGGGAAGCTGCAAGAATTGTGGAAGAAGCGCAGAGCGAATACTTCATCCTCGAAAACGTACCTGGTCTGCTATCCAGTAATAAAGGAGCAGATTTTGGAGTCGTCATCGGGACGATGGCCGACCTCGGGTATTCTGTCGGCTGGCGTGTGCTTGATGCTCAACACTTCGGAGTACCCCAGCGACGCAAAAGAGTCTTCATCGTTGGGCGACGTTCTTCTGAGCGAGGCATTGCCGAAATACTATTTAAGTCAGAGGGCTTGCGAAGGAATCCTACGCAGATCATCAAGACGAGACAAGACGTTGCCGGAAGCATTGCATAATGCTTTGGTACACCAAATCTCGCAGAGCACAGAATGACCAAGACCACGAGACTTGGATTGAGGGGGGGGTAATGCCGACTTTGAATGCTTTCGACAATGGAGATATTAGGACGACTGTTATTATTTTTTACGGTAATAGGGTAGATGATGTGCGCTTACAAGGCGGAGTAATCAATACACTTCAAGCTAGAATGGGGACAGGTGGAAACAATATGCCTATGCTAATGCGTATGCGTGAAGGTAAACCAGGCGGAGGTAAAGGTCCACTAATTAGTGATGATAAGTCTCTGACTATTGCAACTGCTAATGATCAAACACTTCTTAATGAAGGAACAGTACGCCGCTTAACACCAGTAGAGTGTGAAAGATTGCAGGGTTTCCCTGATGACTGGACTGCTGGACAGTCAGACTCTGCTCGCTATAAGCAAATGGGTAATGCAGTTGCAGTGCCTGTGGTAGAGTGGCTCATACAAAATATAGTAGATATTGCTGAGGTTTCTTAACCCTTTTCCTCAGCTACTAAGAACCCTATCGCTAACCTTTCGGCGGTAGGGTTCTTGCTTTACCCACCAGTAGTATAAAAACCTTTACCCTTGAAGGTGATAGCGGGTGAATCCCACACACGGCTCATAGTTTCGTGGCACTCAAAGCACATAGGAGTAGATGCTTCCTCGTGGATAGAACGCTCAACCGATATGGTTGCATTGCACTTGCCACACTTGTAGTCATAGATCATAACTGCACTGCCTCCTCAATAGGTAGATAACCTACTAACTTCTCAACCTTTTCAGCTCTATCAAACTCAGTAGTTGCTGGCATTTGGTGACTAAACCATACTGGCTCTGGTAAATCCATTAGGTCAAAGGAGTAGATACCAAGCGGAGTAGAGTTGATGTAGTAGGGAACAAGGTCACGCTCTGCAGCTTGTGTGATGAGCTTGCGATACTTCATCTCTTCAATGAGCAAGGTGTCATAGTGTGTGGCCCTGCACTTTAATTCTATGTAGTGACCTGCTTGCCTAGAGATGCAGTCGTAGGCATCATAGATGCCCTCACTCTTTACTAGGTCAGGGTATAAACCCTCACGCAAGAAAGTAAATAACAACTCTTCATTCATTGCCAGGGACTAATCCCGCCAAGATTATCCTGCAACCTACGAAGTGACTTATCACATCTGCGATCTGCAGTAGAGATAGCGCACTCTAGTACCTGTGCTATCTGTTGCAAGGTAAAGCCCTCGTGGTGGCGCATACGTAAGAGAGCCTGGTCATCTTGTTCTAGTTGAAGAAAGCCCTTCTTAATATCAATGAGGTTAGCTAGTAGGTTGCCACCTTCTGCCGGAGATGATGAACCTTTAGGTTGCCCGTCGTTAATCATCTCTTGTGCCTGCTCTAATACTGTGCCATCTATGATAGATGCAATGACAAAGGGTAGTAGTTGACCAAGGGTTGCTGACTCATAGTAAGCCTCATCATTAGTCTGATAGCCAGACTTAGATGCCTTCTCCTTGCGTGCATAGCGCTCAGCTAC